TATCTAGTTGGGACAATAAAATTTTTTCCTCATTCATAACTCCATTTAGGTTAAATACAGTTGCTGTAGATATGAGCCCATTTGATGAAGCTAAAAAATATGAATCTACCAACCCAACGAACTCAAAATTTAATCAAGATGGAATGAAACTATTAGAAAAATATTTAGATAAGTGGATAATATATTTTCAATGTTATCCAGAGATATGTCAAATATTAGGAAAATTTTATACCTTGGATTGGTCAATATGGCACCATCATTCGCATAAATTTGTGAATGCTGATCGTATGAAAAAGTTTATTGATGAAACAGAGTTAACGTCGGATCAATATACAGATGTTAAGCTTCCTGACGGCAGGCCTTTTACAAAAAAAGATTTAGTAAATTATGAAGACTACATTTAATAACTTACTAACCCCAAAATTTGAAGATAATTTTGAAGTGACACTGAACTATCCTCTGTGGATCACTGAAGACCCTCTAACTTTAAAGAGAGAATGTAAACGTGGTTTGCTTGAGGTTGCAGAAACTTATAAAAAAGTATCTCTTGCATACAGTGGTGGGTCTGACAGTGGTTTTCTTTTATGTTGTTTGCGGGATTTAATTAACGAGGGTAAACTAAAAAAAGACACCATAGAAGTTTTTCAAGGAGTGTTCCTTTTAGGTGGCATACCCCAAGACGATGCAGCAAGAGCGACTAGATTTGCACATTCTTTAGGTTTTGATCACAAAATATATAACCTTGAAATTGATGATACTATACATAACAAAGTGATTGATTATACCCTTAATTTTATTTCTAGATATAATACCACACAAGAAAATTACTACAACACTTATGTTTGCTCTCTGCAAGACATTGTAAGTGAAATGCATGGTGACACAATTATCAGAGCAGTTTTTACAGCCTCTCAAACTTTTTCTCCAAGAATTACAGATGGAGTGATTGTAGATAATGATGATAATCATTGGGACATTCCTGTCAATATGGTAACTCATTATGATCCTGACAGCCCCAATCCACATGAGATTGAATTTTTTCTTTGGGACAATAGGATATATTCTTGTTTTATTTCGCCATTTAAACTCAAAAGAAGACTTATTGACAGCGAACCTCTTCCAGAAATACCAATGAGTGTGCCCACACATCCTAACTATTTTAATAAGTATCTAGATAAGTGGATGATATATCTTCAATGTTATCCAGAAATGTCAGAGATACTATTCAAGATACCTTCACTTAACCGTGAAGCTAGAGCAAAAGACATTCGTATTATGAAATTCACAGAATCTTTAAAACAGAAATATCCAGATCAAAAAAAGTGTTTTGCTAAAAAACCAGATGGTCAATATTTTACGAGGAAAGATTTATTAAATTATGAGGAATACTTTGATGTTTCATAATGATTGGATTACATATGATTATGAGGACTTAACTATTAATGAATATCCCAATAAAGATTTTATTCCTACTACGTTTCAAGATGCGTTAATCAGGCAAGCTAAAGCTATATACAATGATGTTGAGCCAACAGTATTTTTATCTGGTGGGATTGATTCTCAAGCAATTGCTCTTGGGTTTATCTTGGCAAATCTTAATGTTGAGTATGTGTATATTCGTCCAAGTTATTGCGGTCATTATAATGAATTAGATTATTTCTTTGTCACACAGTTCTGCAATAAACACAACATCGATTTAAAAATTATTGACCTCGAATTTAATCAAGATAGTCTTAGAGATTTTCTATTAGAACATAGCTATTTTGACACTGGAACTGGATCAGGTACGATATTTTTATTAGAGGGAATCAAAAGACATAAGGGTGGAACACCAATTACCGCTGATGGCCATTTTGTTTTTGAGAGAGATGGAGATATATGCAGAGGAGTGTTTAAGAAGCCGGGTTTAACATTAAGTCAGGGCATTCGTGTTGAGGAACAAATTTTATTTGATTTGTATTACAATTACATATTTCAATATTATGAGCATATGCATAGAACAACTCCAGAAATTCAATATCTTACTAAAATGGAATCAAAAAATTTGATATACACACAACTGGGGTTACCATTTAGACCCAAGTTGTCTGGGTGGGAATTTTTAGATGAAGAAGGTAACTATCCAAATTTATCTATCATTGATTGGTCAAATGATCACAGTTGGATGGCAAGATTGACTAGGGGTGTAAATGTCATGGTGGATAAACTAGGAGTGCCCGAAAAGTTCATTGAACATAAATTAAATAATCAAAAAAGTGACTCGTCTAGATTTGTAACCCTATATGAGTTTCAAACTAAATACTAGTATGGCTGACCAAAATCAATATCTGGGTAATCCCAATCTCAAGAAAGCAAATACTGATGTTGAGTTTACGAAAGATAATATCAAAGAATATCATAAGTGCGCTCAATCGCCAACATATTTTATTGAAAACTATGTGCAAATTGTTTCACTAGATGAGGGACTTGTGCCTTTTGAGATGTATGATTTCCAAAAAGGTATGGTTGAAACCATGCATGACAAAAGGTTTAGCATCTTTAAACTACCTAGACAGTCTGGTAAATCTACTACCATCATCAGCTACCTTCTGCACTATGCACTATTTAATCAAAATGTAAATATTGCTGTTCTTGCCAATAAGTCTTCGACTGCGAGAGATATTTTATCAAGACTACAACTCGCATATGAAAATCTCCCTAAATGGATGCAACAGGGCATCATAGCTTGGAATAAAGGTAATATAGAGTTAGAGAATGGTAGTAAAATTATTGCTGCCGCTACATCTTCAAGTGCCATTCGAGGAGGTTCGTATAACATCATTTTCCTTGATGAGTTTGCTTTCGTTCCCTCTAATGTTGCAGAACAGTTCTTTGCTTCTGTTTATCCTACAATTACATCTGGTCAAAGCACAAAAGTTATTATTGTTTCTACCCCTCATGGTATGAATATGTTCTATAAGATATGGGTGGATGCACAAGAAAAAAGAAATGATTATACGCCAATAGAAGTTCATTGGAGCGAGGTTCCCGGCAGAGATGAGGTTTGGAAAGAAGAGACAATACGAAATACCTCTCAATCACAATTCAATTCAGAATTTGAATGTGAGTTTCTAGGGTCTATTGATACTCTAATAAGCTCTATGAAACTAAAACAACTTACATACAGAACGCCCATTCATTCAAATGTTGGAATAGACATTCATACTAGGCCAGAAGAAGACCGTACATATATGTTAACTGCTGACGTTTCTAGAGGCACAGCGAACGATTATTCTGCATTTGTGGTTTTTGATGTTACAGAGATTCCATATAAGATAGTTGCAAAGTTTAGAGACAACGAGATAAAACCACTACTGTTTCCTACCAAGATACACGAAGTTGCGAAGGCATACAACAACGCATATGTAATGGTTGAGGTAAATGATATAGGAGAACAGGTCGCAAATGCTTTACAGTTTGATTTGGAGTATGACAACCTAGTTATGGCTTCTATGCGTGGCAGAGCGGGCCAAGTCCTTGGAGCGGGCTTCTCAGGTGGTCGAGCGCAGTTGGGGGTAAGAACGACTAAAGCTGTGAAGAAGATTGGATGTTCAAATCTCAAACAATTGATTGAGGATAATAAACTTATTGTCGAAGATTATGATTGCGTCAATGAATTATCAACCTTCATTAGTAAGGGTTCGTCATACACGGCAGATGATGGATGTAATGATGATTTGGTTGCCTGTATGTTTATATTTGGTTGGGCTACAGATCAAACATACTTCAAAGAACTAACTGATAATGATATACGAATGACTATGATGAGAGAACAGCAAGACGCACTAGAGCAAGATATGGCGCCATTTGGATTTATATTGAATGGTGTAGATGATCCTCTTGATGATGAAGTTGATGAGTACGGAACAAGATGGACCACTGTTGTCAGAGACTATAGCACAAACTGGTAACTATATAAATTCAATCAAATCATTATCAACTTTGATAAAACAATTTGAACACAGAATTTTTGATTCACTTATTAGGTGAAATATTTCCTTTCTGCTTTCGTT